GTTCCTCCGAGTGGCCTCGGAGTCGATCGTTCCGTTCTCAAAGGCTTCGGAGATTGCGTTCTTCAATCTCACGAAAGCCTCAACCGCGGGGCCTCGGGCCTCGGCCGAGGCTCTTCCAATGGCCCGCTGAATGATCTGAAGTTCCGCGGTGGACGCGGCGAGTGCGTTGCGATCAAGCCCGAGAGCCACGCCTCTAGCGCCTCGCCCACCAAGCGACCCAGCGAACTCATCCGACGCGGATCGTCGAGATGTCACGGCCTGCGCTGAGAATCGAGCAGCCGCCTCCCGTTGCCGGTTTATGTCCTCTTGGCGAGCGCGCTGGGCGGCGTCTCTTGCCCTGGCCGCCGACTCATCAAGCGTCTCCTGCCTTCTTTCGGCGGCTTCACGCACGACCCTCTGGAGATACCCGTCTGGCAGATTGGTCCTCGCACCCGATCCAGCGATGGACACCGGACTCATGCCGGTTGTTATGGGTCCGGCCGGGCCGACGAGACCGCGGCGGTATGGAGTCTGAAACGACACCGGCGACGATGCGCCGATGTTGGCCCTCACCATCTCCTCACGCGCTCCGGGCGCCCAAGTCGAAGATGCACCGACGTTGGCCGCAAGTCGCCTCTCTGTGGCGAGGTTGGTGCGAAGCCCGATGTTCTGTCCCGCAATCTCCTCCCGACGAAGCATCGCTCTCCTGTCGGCAAGAGACGAGGATGCTCCGACGTTGGCCGCAAGTCGCCGCTCCGTGGCAAGATTGGTACGAAGCCCCTCGTTTTCCTCTAGTACTTTATCCATCCTCGCAGCCGCGCTGCCCGCCGCATTGAACGAACGAGTAAGGTCGTCGACTCTGTTTGCCATCCTCCCGATTTCGTCTGTCGAGACAGGGAGTTTCTGCGTAAGTCGATCAATTAGCTCCTGCGCTTCGGCTTGGGCTGAGACGAGCGCGGGCTCAAACCGCTCGCGAATCGTCCCCGAGGTTTTCTCCACCTCCCTGGCGAGCTTCCCAAGCGTTGTTGCAATGCCATCGCTGACAGCGAATCGCTTTGAGAAGTCATCGGAGTTGAAGTTCTTGACGGCCCCCATCTGCGCCGCAGCCATGGCGCGAAGGCGCTTCTGGCTGGTCGTGTACATATCCGCGAACGACTTCTCGACGGAACGATTGGTACTCCGAAGGGAGTTCTCGATCGATCTCAGGGCGTTCTCAAACGGAGCCGCGAAACCGCTCTGCACCTTGGACGCAATGTCCGTAGTGTTGACAGTGACGAGCGCCGAGATTTTGCCGAGATATCCTGCACTCATCACACGCTCGCGTTGATGTCTTCGCCGGGCTTCTTCGTGAGCTTCATCAGTTCAGCGATGATCTGGTCTTGCGTCTGCTCGACCCGCCTCGTCGCCGGGATGAACGCCGACTCCTCCGGCACCTTGTTTCCGTAGTTGCCAGAGGAGGCCATGATGATCCGGCAGATTCTTGCGGTCTGCTGCCAGCCATCATCGAGCGGCCACCGCTGGTCGTATGCGTACCACTCGGATAGCTCTTGCGAGTCCATTCGCGAGAGCATCTCCGAGACCGTCATCCCGCCGAGGGCTAGCGCGAGGCGGTGGTAGAACCGTCGCTCTGGCCGCTCGGCGAATCTTTTCCCAGCGCGTCGACCGCCTTCGCCGACAGGTAGTTGATGTCCCAGGCTCGGTCGAATACGCGAGCCAGGACGTCGCCGGACTTCTCACCAAGCTGAGTCACCTGATCAGGAGTGAACAGCAACGCGCCACGCTCGTCGCAGAGGGAGAGGACAAGGAACCTGCACCGGACGGCGCGGTCCTTCTCCTTGTTGATCCACTCTTCAAACTGGTCGCGGTCAGTGCCGCGAAGAACTCGGACATACACCGTCCCGCCCCACTCGGGAACCTCGACGGGCTCCACCTTGGTGTCGTTTGCGGAAATGATCTGACTGGCAGAGAGACCGGCCATGAGAAAACCTCGTTCAAGGACCGTAGTAATCTGTCATCACGAAGTTCAGGGAACCTCGCACGACATCGCCAGACCTGACTTCCGTGCTGGCTGATTCAAGAATGGCGTTTCGGGTGACGCTGTACCCCGGCGAGCCGAAGACAAGCGGCCCCCGAACGCCAATCACCGCCTGGGGGTCGAGGCCCCCGGCGATGTGGATGTAGTCGACAGTCACGCTGCCGGGGCTTATGGACCCTGTAGGCATCATGACCGTCGCGTTCGCGGCATCGTTGATCCCGGTCATGTCGACAATTTCCGCCTTCGGCGTATTGATCGACAGCCCAGTAATGATCGCCACCGCCCCGTTGAATGTGAACGTGGCGCCTTGCGCTGTAACGCCGGCCATGCTTCACACTCCCGTCGTCAGGCGACCTTGAACGTGACACTGCCCGAGATGAGCGCGCCGACGGAGCCGCCGGTACTCGCCGAGGTGATCGTCGAGTTTCCCGAAAACGACATGGGGCCGCTGATGGAGAGCGCGCCAGACGTGCCGGCCGTGAGGACGGTCGTCGAGATGACGTCGACAGACACCTCGCGGTTGGTTGCGAACCCACCGACGAACTCCTTGCGGCCGTTCGGGGCGATTCCGAGGTGACTGCCATCGATCAAGTCCTGTTGGTCGCTGACCTGGACGCTCGTCACCGTCAGGACGGTGCCGCCGAAGGAAACCGTCATGCCCTGTGCGGAAATGCCTGCCATCTAAGAAGCCTCCTTGCGTGTTATCCGACTGATTCCTGCCACCGGACTTGGTATGCCTGCCTGACCTCGTAGGCCGGCGGAAGCTGCGCGCCTTGGACTGATGGGTCCAAGAAATCGTCAAGCTCCGAAATCAGCCTCATATCTTGTATTGTAGCGTTTGCGAGTGTGCCGGTGCCGCCATCAAGCGCTAGCCGAACCTCATCGGCAACCGCTCGGGCGGTGTCATAGTCAAGCGCCCAGCAAGCAATCTGAATCGTCGCCACCGGGGCGTAGATTGGCCCGCTGCTTGTGATCGTTGATTCCCGCGAGATATTGGCCCGTCGGTAAAGAAGGAACGGGAACGGAGCATCTTTCGGCACCGCCAGTGGGTACACGTTGAAGCCGACGTACCTTGCCACCCGCGGCGAGGTGATGAGCTTGAGGCTGATGTGCTGCTCTGGAGAAATGATCATGCGGCGTATGCCGAAACGGCATTCCTCAGAACGCGAACGACTTGGTTGTAGACGTTCATCCTGTGATTCGCGATCGACTCCTGCATCCAGTGGTGGGCAGGCATTGGTGCGATCACCTCGCCGGGCTTGAGCGTGATCGGGTGCTGCGGCCTGCCATCGCCGCGAGGGCCTGGGCCGGCAAAGTCGCGAGAGTAGCCCGGCCTGCCCGCAGGCTGACCCGCTCGCTCGCGCAGGCTTCCCATGAGGAAGTAGTAACCGCGGCCGGCATTGGCGAACGCCTCGTCATTCATGCGTCCGGCCCTACGCACCATGCGTCCGTTGATCCTCTGGTGGACGTTGACGTAGGTCCGGCGGCCCTGCGTTCCAGGGCGGCGGGGGCCGGTTCCGAACTCGATGAGAAAGCTGTGATTCCCAGAGCCGCCCTCCTCGGAGGCGCCGCCGTTTCCTGTGCTTTTCGGGCCGACGATAGCGACCGCGACGACGCCGCCGCTCTTGTTCTCGTACCGCTTCTTCTTGGAGTCGACCGACTTCGCGAGATTTCCCGTCGCCATGTGGATCGACGCCCGTCGCTTGTAGTCGTCGCCGATGATCTTGGCGCCGCTCTCGACGGCGTTGAAGAGAACGGCGTCGCTCTCAAGTACCCCGACGAAGCCCTGGAGTTGCTGGGCAAGCTCCCTGATTCCGTTGACCCGAACGCCGACAAAACCCTCGGCCGTCTTCTTTGCGGTCAACCCGGAGGACAGGACTCTCGCGAAGGCGCCGTATCTGTTTCCGACAGCCATCACGTCACCTCCTTCGCCAGAATCTCATGGATCGCCCGAACCTCACGCTCGACGATGCTCGAAATCTCCATCACGCGGCCCCGCCACACCATCCGCCATGTGTGTTCGATGCCGGGGTAGAACCGGATGCGGACCTTGTGGCTCACGATGGCGTTGGCCTGCATGGCCTGGAGGATTTCGCGGGACGAAAGCCCCAGGACGCTGGCCCACACCTCGGAGACGTCCTCCCACTCCAGATTCGCAGACCCCATGCCCGTCCGGTTCGTCGCCGGCCTCTGGAGAAGCACACGCTCGCGCATCATGCCGGCATGGATCATCAGCCCACCCACAACGCCGTGTAGGAGCCCTGGCCGCTCACCGAGGCCACCGTGACCGTCGCCGTGACCGGCAGGACAGCCACGCGGCCCGCGGAGACGTCGATCGCCCCAGCGAGCCGCAGGGGCTGCACGCCCTCGTTCTTGACGACCAAAGTCGACAGTACCGTCGGGCCGGAGATCGACACCGCCGACGTGCCCACGGTCGCCGACCCGATGTACCGAATGACGTTCGGCTCGATGAGGAAGTGGTCGGAGACGCTGTTGACAACAAACGTCGCCGTGCCGGCGTCGTGGCAGACGAGATCGACGTCGAGTTTGGAGCGAAGTGTCATCGGAATACCCCCAGATCAGCCACCGCCAGCAGCGTGTCGAACGTCTTCGGGATCGTGCCGTAGGTGCCCGGCGCCACGATCTGCCGCGTGTCGTACCAATGGGCGACCAGAACCATGATCAGGTGCTTGTAGACCGGCGGCACACTCGACCCGTCGTCGCCGAAGCCGGCGGTGTAGTTGATGACGACGCTGTTCTCATCGCCGCGGACGCCGGGCCAAGTATCCGACCAGTTGGGATAGATGCGGCCGGGGACCGTGCGGGTGTCGACCCTGAAGTCTCCGGCCGCGCTGCTCTTGGTGGACGTTGCCCCATCCCCAAGGCGATAGGTCACTGTGATGTTGGCCGACTGGAGCATCGGTCTAGGCAGGACGATCGCCCAGACCGGGAAGAGGTCGTAGGACGTCTCCCAGACGGTCGTGAGGAGGGTGATATCGAGGATGTCCTCGACGTACTGCCGCGCGACGGCGATCAACGCCTGGATGTAGGCGTCGTCGGCCTC